ATCGATGTAATCGGCGCCCTCGGTATTGACCGTGGACACAACGCCGGTGAGATCACCAGTGCCGGACGTCAAGTCAAGACCAAAGACCACGATGTTCTGCTCCACTTGGAAGTCAGACGCATCGGTGACATACATACGAAGGATCTGACCCGTCGCAGTCGTAACCGGAGTGCCGGCGGTGGTGGTGGTTCCGGACAGGTAGAACACGACGGTGGACGTTGGTCCGCCGAGCGTGGTCGTCTGGATACCCATGTAGCGTTTCTCTTCCCATTTGAATTCGGGATGAGGCGTGAAGTCCACTTCCGCGAGGGAAAGCAGACCGGTGACAGGCGCTGGGCCGTTCGGGTAATCATAGAAGATACGCCGACGGTTGTTCTGCGACCAGTAGTCGTCAATTGTTTCTGAGGATACGAGACCGAGCATGTTTTTGTTTTGTTGGATGTGGACGACGCAGCGCTGTCACCGATAGAGAACTACCGCTTGGGAGCTCTCACGGGGCCGAGAATCTGCGCAGCGATCGGCTTGGAAGCCTGATTACCACGAGAAGCCCCGGCTCCGCCACCCCCACCACTGCCGGTGGAAGAGGAAGGGATACCATTGCCTTGCCGTCCTTGGTTTGCGGGAGCACTTGCTCCCAGAGTGAATTCGGGGTAGGTTGATTTGATCACCGTCTCGACCCCGGAGGCGAGTGCGGCGAAAGCTTGGGCTTCGTTTAAGCCCTGAAATTTGTTCTGGGCCGCGAGCTGCTGAGCGACCGCGGCGATCATTGGCTTCAGCTCGGGTTTGGCGAGCACGGGATACGTGGTATGAAAGCGAGATTCACGTTCGGCTTCTTCGCGCTGAGTCAGCATTTGCTGAACGGGTTGGAACTTACCGTTCCAGGATTCGTTTTGCTGTTCAAGAAGAGCCTTGGCGATGGTCACGAACTGCCCCATCATGCCGTCACGCATTTTGAGGATCGCCGCTTTCTGGGTTTCCGCGTTGCCGAATTCCTGGAGGAAGGTATCATCCGGCTCCCAGAAATTGAGATTCTTACGAGCAGCGGCAAGCTCGGCCTCGGTGGGAGGCGCTTTGGGCTGCGCGCTGTCGCGTTGCTTAAACTGCTCAGCGATGACCGAGCCGAATTCCTTGGCGAAGGCCGAGGCGTCGATGGTTGGAGCGGGTGGGGGCGTATTCGCAGGGGGTGTATTACCTCCGCCGCTGGTATCGTTATCGCCGGATGGCGGCGGCGTTGTATCTCCGCTGCCGGAGAAAGAGTCGTCTTCGCCTTCAAAGAAGATGGGGAATTTGCGTAGTTTCATTGTTTTTCTTGATTGCGTTGCGTTTGGTTTTCCTCATCCAGCATAGCCTGAATGCGGCTTTCGAGGGTAGCAACTGTGTCCTCGAAAAGGGTGACGTTAGCCTTGAGGACAAGACGTTGTCCTTTAAGGTAAGTGAAAGTAAAAGCGTCGGAAGACTTTTCGATGACGTCATCGAGGAGTCGTTCTTCGACGAAAGCGAGATCACGCTTGGTATTCTCAACGAATATTTTATGAATCTTAGACTCGGGAAGAATAAAGACTTTAAGCTCAGCAACAAGAGCCTCGAGGCGTTTGCGGTTTTCTACGCTCATTGAGGGGGAAGAGTAGAACCAGCAGGGGCAGGAGGCTGCATCATTGGCATCATTGGAATTTTCGGTTGCCCGGTGGCGGGGTCAATGTCATACTGAAACCGTTGGACTGGAGTTCCGTCACGGAGATATTGCATTTCTCCAATGATCTTAAGCGGATCAAGCGCCATTGTGATCTGCTGAGCAGCCATCGGATTACTCTGAAGGAGCAGGCCAAGAAGCTCTTGGAGATTCTGAGCCATGAAGCCCTTTTCTGAAGACAGAGTAGAATCGAAAGTAAAGTAATCCGCGCCGCAGATGATCTCTTCAGGCGTTCCCTTGAAGTCAGCGAAACGCTGCATGAGCGCGTTCGGATCCTTCGTTCCGCCGAGAACACGCTTGAAGGACTCGAAACCGAGGGACTGACGGGAGTTACTCAGCATCATGCGCCCGAGGCGAGCGTAGCAGGTTTCCCAAAGGAGGTGACCGTGCATTTTCATTCGCCCAGCGGCGCCAGCGGTAACTACGCGGGACTCACTCGCCGAGCGGCGACCAGAGTTATACTGACCCATTGCGTTGTCATTGACTCCGGTGACTACTTGCATGAGCTTGCCGAGGATATCCACGTCAGCCATGTGGCCCCCGGTGACGTCCTGGGCAGGAAGCTGGGATACCGCCATACGGGGGTCCATTCGACCAACGCCTCTGCGAATGAAAATGTCTCCTTCACCGTCGTAGGACTTCGTCTCGACAAAGGCGGGGTTGATGATATTCCGGTTCTGGATAACCCGGCGAACGGAGGCAATGTGAGAGTTGACAAACCAAGAGATTACATCCTGAAGCCGGTAGACGAGATCAGCCAAGCCAAGCGTAACCGTCTGATGCATGTCAGGTGTGAACTGCGAAAGCCCGTAGCCGAGGTCTTGATGCCACTCGGCGCAAGGCTCGCAACGGATTACGCGGGAGTCATTTGCAATCCAGATGGTGTAAAGAACAGGAAAAGTCTCTTCCCCAAGCGGATGCTTTTCATCGATGTTGAAATTCTTTGGAATGATCCAGCGGCGGGACTTCGTGACGATGACAGGAGCCGCATCATTCGAAGGATCGAAGTTATTCGGAGCGACAAAGGACATACGAGTGTCCGCCCCGCGTGTTTTCTTGAGATCCCGGGGAAGCCCTTCGATATGATCGACACCGGCGACCTCGTTAGAGGCTTCCATTGTTCGAAGCTGGCCCATTGTGAAGTCCTCTTCGGAAGAACAGAAGTTGCCTTTGTAAAAGTCACAGAGAGGAAAATCGGTGTCAGGGAACCAGCGATAAGGGGAAACGGGACGGACGAGATTGCCCTCGAAGCGGGTGAAATCCTGATACCCACCAGGCCCAGCTGGGCCAGAGATCGGCATCCCCATGAAGTTCTGGGTCATTGGAGCTTCTGGCACGACGAATACCTTGGCCTTTTTAACCGTCCACGAGGCTTCCATGGGTGCCGTTCCGAAGCGAGCGGTATCAAGGATATTCTGGAAGAGATTCTTCGAACCGGAGGAATAGTTCCAGTCATGTGCCATGACTCCTTCACAGTCTTTCCATTTGTTCCCGAAGTCCTCATCGCCACGTGGCGTCAGCTCGAAGAAGTTCGTATTCTGCTTGAACATCAAGAACATGAAGCTGGTGAAGGACATCACCTGAGCATACGTGTTTGGAACAATCATCTTGGTAGGCTTGTCCTGAGCCTGTTGCTTCACATCGTCCTCATCGAGATAACGCTCACCGCGGAAGACTTGATCTTGAAGGTCCCAAGTGGTATAGTTCTTGGACATTTCCCCACGGGACTTCTTGATATCTGCCATGACAAGCTCGAGCATCTTCTCGTGAAGGGGAGAAGGCTCTTTGCTTTGAAGTGAAGTTACGACGTCGGGAGTCATGAGAGGTAAGAGGGACGAGGAGCAAACCCACGAAGGTCTTCGCCACGGGAAATGACGATTGGCTTGGAGCGGAACTCACCGTCTTCGGTTGGCTTGATATAATCAAGGCCATTTAAGACAAGGCGATAGAGATTCTCCATCATGTGATTGTCCTTGTCCTTCGGTTCATTCTTTTCCGTGTCATACACGTAGTGGGAGAACTCGAAGAGGGTTTGTTTGAGATTAGGGGAGAAGTAAATGGTAGGTTGACCGTTGGCTCGGCGCTCGGCAAGGCGCTCGCGCACGCGGGAGACTCCGGTGGAGAGGTCTTTGGACGCTTTCTCAAACCAGAGTTCATACTTCATGAGCTCGTCGAGAACAGATTCTCCGGTAACCGCGCAAGGAACTACAGCAAAGGGATCAATAAGGAGATCAACGCAGTTTCTTCCGTCGATCTTTTTAGCCAAGGCTGTGGCATTAGGGTCAATGAGGGAGTCGAAATACTGCTCGTCGTAGATGAAGGCGTCTCCATTTGGCGCCGTCGCTGCAAAGAGGAGTGCCTGAGGAATTCTCTGATGAACGTCCCACGCGACGCGAATGGTATGATCGATAGGAGGCAAGTGGTAATTTTCCCATCCCTTTGGCACATCGCACAGGACGTGAAGGTCGTAGACGAACTCTCGATAGACCATTCCGGCGAATGCGAGAGGTAGGCCATAAAGGCGACAAGCTTTTTCCTCTCGTGTAAGGGTAGCTTCGAATTCCTTGACTCCGGCTTCATTCCGGTAAGGGTTGTCATAGATGGAACCGGTGATGAGGTATTTCCTCTCAAACGAAACTCCCGCGTCAGCATCTTTAACCACGCGCTGACCCGGCGGACAGAAAAGATCATTAATCCACATCTCGTCAAGTGGGGTACAAGTGAAGTAATATGCCCCATCGCGATCCATAAGGCCACGAGCAAAGGCTTTATACATCGTCTCAGGAATCGGCTCATCTACATGGATAACGTCCCAATCATCCGATTCACCCCCGGTCTTCGAGTGCTTGTAAGACTCAACTGTGTCAAAGGTGATGGTTGAAGACCCTCCGCCGAATTCCTTTGGCCGAATGATTTCGATTGATTCCACACGGTCGCCGCGACCACCATTCGTAACTTTACCGATTGCGGACTTGGGAAGAAACTTCCAGAGCTTTCCCCAGGTTTCATACGAGCCTTCTCGATTCGTAAAGACAGACTTTGCCTTATCCCAGTTCACGACTAGGATCAAAATCTTGAGCGGGCGCTGTGGAATGCCTGACGTGACATACGGATGATTGTGCCCGCCCGTATGTTTCTCGACTATGTTCCCCGCACCGTCGAGAATATCAAAGGCATGTCGATACCACAAACGCCCGCCCAAGGCCATAGCGAGGTCTTCAACAATTCCGCACTCCGATTTGCCAAAGCGATTACCCGTGCGGAGGTAACGACCCTTAGCTTTCGCCAAATGAAATTTATGCTGCTTCGCGTGAGGGCGATAGAATTCAAGCCCGTTTTCTTCTTTAAGCTTTTTAAGCTCTGCCACGTCCTTGAGCTGTTGCTCGAGTTCCATGCAGCGGAGCTGGGCGAGTGCCCGAGATTCGCCAGAAGGAATAAGACCGTGGACTTGAAGAGTCATTAAACGTCAGTTCCGGGAGTGAAGGTAGTGACAGCGCCAGTCACTTCGATCGTGAACTTGCGCCCCTAGCCGGGCACGTGCATAGACAAACGCACGCACGAAAACCCTAGGAAACTCGCCTTTGGCCCTAACGGAGCTAGTCCTGCTCGGTAAGAGCAATCAACACGAGCCGCCGTTTCGACGGTGTCGGCGTGGCTTTGTCCCGTTCCCATGGTTTCCAATTCCAGAGCGTATCGTGGAACTTATCTTTCTTACGTATGGCAAGCCCTTGGCAGACGCCGCGCGTGCTGCTTTGGGAATACCATCCTTTGCTATCTGGTGTTTTCATAAAATGGTGGGGTAGTTTAACGAGTTACCCCAGCTCCCTTCCCTTAGTCCTGTGCCGCCGCTTGCGCCTTGCTCCACGCCTTCACTTCCGCGAGGAACTTCGTGTCCTCCGCCCAAGGCTCCGTCGGCACGGTGAGCCCACGGCTGACCGCGAAGCTCTCCGCCGTGCGAGGCTCGCCGGACTTGAGATTCCGCGCCGTCTTCCCATCGGCCTCGAACAGGTAGGTAAGGAGCAAGTCCTTTTCCGCCTTGTATTTCGGCTCGGACTTCTCGGCCCCGGTATACTCGCTGATTTCGACCGCTTCGATCCCGAGGTCGATAGTCTCTTCAGACTCGTCTTCCCCGATTTTGATCTCCGCACCGAGCAGCGCCTTGCGAAGCGCTTCCGCGTTCTCTTCGTTATAGGCGATATCGAAGCGGCTCCACTTCTCCCCTGCTTCGTTTTTCTCCGGGCGCTTCACACCTTTGCCCGGATACGCCAGCGACTTTTCCCACGCGCCGAGAATCCCGCCCTGAAGCTCACGGACAATGCCATTCTCGAGGAGATACAGCGCGAGCTTGTCTTCCGTTTCCACGTTGAGATTCGCGGTGATTGCGTAGCTGAAGTTGCCCGTATTTTTAGTGAACTTGATTTCCATAACTTAACTTTCTGACATGGGGCGTAAGGTGCCCCGTTCCCTTTGCGCAGCTCGCCTGTGGTAATCCAGAGCGCGAGCCTTGCGAAATTATTTACCAGATAGGAAGGACAGAGTTGAACCTATGGCGCTTTGTAGTGTGGCGCATTATCCAAGTCTCTTACGGCGTTACCTATGCCACTAATGGCAAGGGATACGGTGTCGTTACTTGCAGCGCCAAGCCATAGGCTCAACTCTGCCCTTCGAATCTTGCGCCCCCAGTGCTACTGCGAGCTTAAACTGTGTAAAGAACAAGGCTGCCTTTGGCAACCGCTGTAGCCTGCGTGGGGAGTTGCTATCCCCCCCACACCGCCACCCATAAGGGGCGGGCACCGGGGACGCTGCCGCTCCGGGGTACCTTTGCCCTTTGACATACCGCTATATAGTTAAGGACCGAGATAGCACCCCACCGAGGTTAGTAACAGGTGTAACGAAAATGAGGTGAAGCCGAAATGAAACTAGGGCCAAGTCTAACGGTGCCGGCCAGCGGCATAAACGGAACTCGCTCGGAAATCTTGAAAGACACGTTGCAGGCACGGGGAGACTATGGCATGTTCAAGGCATGGATGCAATAGCAAAAGAAAAGAAAGAGGAGAAGGGCGTGACGCGCCGCGCGGCAAAGAAGATGGACTCCGCCGCGTTTAGCCCCGGAGCCAGAGGGCTTCTTGTCTCCCAGGTTCCGGTGAAACCGTAATCACTCATGGCTGAAATCCGTCCATTTGGTTTGGCACAAGTTGAAGAAGGAGGAAATCTCCGTGCCATTACGCTTGGGCCATCGGCACTCAGCGCAGAAGCCCTTACCTCGAACCGATTGCATGGCAAGGAACAAGCGGCGAGTGATATTATTGTCGACGAAGAAAAGCCTTGGCATAAGCATCTGGCCAAGTATCTCGCGCTCGGTATGTCTCAGCGTGACGCTGCCAAGATGTGTGATTGCTCCGAAGCCCAAGTCGGTCGCCTGCTTCGAACCCCTTGGTTCCAAGAGCGCCTGGACGAGGCCATGTCTTCCGAAGGCTCCGATATCCTCTCGCTTTTCAAAGGTGCCTCGACCAAAGCCTTCGCTGTCCTCGTTGAAATTGCCCAAGACCCCAAGGCCCCTAGTGCTTCTCGCGTAGCCTCTGCCAAGGAAATCCTCGAACGGCACCTTGGAAAATCCACCCAGTTCGTTGAAATGAAGTCTGAGGTCATCGCTGACCCCGTGGCTCGTGCCAAGGAACTCGAGGATCGGCTCAAAGCCTCGTCCTCTCGCTTACTTTCGTAGCGCTTCCACGCTACATGGGTTTAAAACAAGACAACCGTAGGACCTGACCCACCTGCGAACAGAACAAACTGACAAATGCATACCTACAATCCTGACGAACGCGCTGCTATGACCCCGGCAGGGGGCTACCGCCGCGTCACCACCGCTACTCAAGCCGTTGCCGAAGCCACTGGTGGCACGGCAGTCGCGCTCACGGGCCTCTCCTTCCCTATCAAAAAGGGCGAAGTCTGGGCATTCCGCGCAAATCTCCACACCACCGGCGTTTCCGGAGGCGCAAAGGTCTCCATCTCCGGCCCGGCTACGCCGAATCTCCTCGCCGCGACCGTCAAAGGCTTGACTTCCGGCGTGACCGCTTACTCCACCGAACGCCTTACGGCTCTCGACACCCTCTCCGCCGCGTATAACACCTCGGCGGTCTCTGGCCCTATTGAAATCGAAGGTGTCTTCGGCGCCTCTGTCGATGGAACTGTCTCTCTCAACGGCGCCAACGTCACGAACTCGAATTCCTTCGCGTTCCTCGCGGGTTCCACCCTGATCGCGACCCGTATTTCGTAAAACTCTGGAGGGAGGGGACTAATCATCCTCTCCCTCCTTCCTTTTTATGTTCCCTTCTTCCACAGTTACCTTGACCGGCACGTCTGCTACGCCTTGCCAGGGAACTTTTGCCATTCAAATGGTAACAGACACTGTGATTTCTGCGGCAACTGGGACTCTTACTGGGTATTCCGGCGTGACCTATCCCGCGAATCATATTCTTTACGCCAATCTCACAAGTATTACCCTTGCCTCTGGCACGGTGAACCTTTACAAGCGATAAGATGCTCGATCTTGGCTTAGGTTTAAAATATCCGAGCCCTGTGGGGGCCGGCACTCCATGGACGCCAGCCGACATCGCGAACCTATCCGTATTCGCGCTACTCACGCCGGGGTTTGTCTATACCGACGTAGCGCGAACGACACTCGCCACAGCAGGGCAGACCGGCAAGGGAATTGAGCCGCTGTTCGGAACGTCGATTAGCTTGAGCGAGGCGACGAATACCCCGACGTTGCGCTCGGATGGCTTGGAGTTTGACGCTTCGGGCGTTCAGCAGTTACTCCCTAGTGCCAAGATCGTTCTCTCCGGCACGGGAAGCACCGTCTATACCGTGCAAAAGGCAGCATCCGGGCAGATTTGCCCGTTCCTCAATAGCATTGCCGGAAATTGGTTTGTGAGTGGAGACGGAAGCGGCGTTATTTTTCAGTCCGGTGGCCCGTCAGGTGGCATGGCAATGGTTCAGGATGCCTTATCCGTGTTTCGGATGGACATCGACGGATCAGGCGATGCGGTCATCGACGCCACAGGTGGAGTTCAAAATCAACTGCCCGGAGCAGGCATGTTCACCTTCGATCTTATTGCCGGAACAGGGATTAACCTCGCCAACGACTCTACGGCCAACCGTTACGTCCTGATTGTCACCGTCGCTCGCCGCATCGTCTTTGGCAGCGCGGAAGACTTACTCATTCGCGGCTGGATTACGACTAATACCGGCGCATCGCTTTAACCCCAACCAAACCCAAAACATACTATGAGCCTGATTAAATACTCCCTCCCAGCGTCCGAAGAATACTCCCCGCTTCTTACCGAGGCCGTTCCCGGCACCGGAATTCACAAGATTGAATTTCACTTCGCCGCCGAGTTCTTCGACGGCATCGACCAGATTTTCCTAAAGATCGTCCCCATCGACGGACTCGCTTTCGTCAACGAACAAGTCAGCGGTCTAGCCGTTACGAAAGACGGCGACCACTACTTTGCAAGCACGTTGTCCGACGACATTGAATTTGCCCCAAATTGCCCGAACGACTTCGGCACCGGGCACATCACCGGCACCATCGAAGTGACCAGCCCCGGCGGCTTCCGTGTTGATGGACTTGTCGCCAAGAACAGCGCGGCAGGCGATGGCGTGGCGGCTTTGTTCCATTTGGTAAAGCTCACCGTGAAGCCGTAAGCATCGCCCCCTTCCCCGTTTCAATAGCTACCCATGACCGCTAAACGCAACGCTGACGGTGTTCTCGAAATCGTCAAACAAGGCTTCGGGACACAAACCTTTCGTGTTGCGTTACTCGCCGCCTTCGTTTCCCAAACCCCAATTGCTGACGGAGTCTGGTCAACCTTTGGCATGGAAAGCCTTTCTGTTCGTCTTGGTAGAATGACCGAGACGGTCAAAACCGCCATAGATGAAGTCACTAACGTCAAGTCTGAGCTTCACCTGATCAAAGCTGACGTCAAAGACCTTCGCGCTAACGCTGCAATCAACGCCGCACGGCTCGATGGAATCGAACAGAGCTTCATCGGTTTCCGCGTTGACTTTC